CCAAAAACAAAATCCATTACCTTGGACAGACCATTGGTTAAATAGCAGAGGTACGCAGAACGCACCACAAGAAACAGAGATAGAGTCCTATGTGATTGGTGGTATCAAACAGGATGTGGAAAAAGACCAATTCAAACAATTTAAATTATAATTTATGGTAGTAAAAGAAAAAGCTCACAAAAGTTGCTCCTCTTGTGAAACTAAATATACTATAATATGGGACAAAGAAGAACAAGATTTAGACCCTTGGACTTGTCCATTTTGTGGATTTGAGGTAGAGCATGAAGAAGATTCAGATGAACAACATACTTTCACCAATGGTGAAGAAGAAGACGATAGTTGGGATTGATTATAGTTTAACAAGTCCTGCTGTATGTATTGATAATGGTGAATTAATGTTTTATTATTTGACCAGTAAGAAAAAGTGGGCAGGTGTGATGAGTGATAATATTTTTGGTTATGGACATAAAGAATGGAAAGACCCTATTGAAAGATTTACATATATTTCTGATTTTGTTATGGACATATTATTCAAATGTTATAAACCACAAATTTTTATTGAAGGTTATTCCTTTGGTTCTAAAGGCCAAGGCCTATTTCAAATTGCTGAAAATTGTGGTATCCTCAAATATAGATTACTTGAAGATGGTTACGGTTATAACACCGTTGTACCAAGTGTTGTTAAAAAAGGTGCTACAGGTAAAGGTAATGCTGATAAAGTTATGATGTATGAGTCATTTGTGAAAGAAACTAAACTAGATTTGAAAAAAATATTTAATACTGAAAAGGTAGGTAATCCTATCTCCGATATTGTAGATAGTTATTATGTGAAAAAGGTTGGTTATGAAAATTTATCTATTTGAAACTAAAAAAGCGTCAGCACCATTTCTTAAAGCATTTTCATCAAGACATGAACACAAAATATTTAATGCAGTTGAAGAATCTACTGCTAAAGGTAAAGGCGCAGATAGATTTTATCATTATAATTTTCCTACCTGGGACGGTGAAATCCCCGAAGATACAACGGCTGCTTTTCAAGGCCTTGTAAGAGGTACCAAGGAAATACACGAAGTTTGTATATCAGAAAATAGAGATTACTATTATTTTGACCAACCCTATTTCTTCTGTTCAGATTACGAACAATCAGACACAGGCGATAGATGGTATCGTATCTGTAAAAACAATACTCAAAAAAATTATATAGAAAAATCCAATAGAGTAAACCAGAGGTATGAATCTTTAGTTGAGAGAATTAAAGATAGACCAAAGGTTATGGAACAAATAATGCCTAAACCATGGCAATATGATGGTAAACATATACTTGTTATACCACCTAGTTATCATACAGCAAAATGGTATGGCATAGATAGGTTAGAATGGGAAAAAGATGTTATTAAAAAAATTGCTAGACATGATAGAACACATCCTATTGTTGTTAGACAAAAGTTTAAAAACAGAGCTGATTGGGGAGAAAAATTAGATAAACCTTTAAGTGAAGATTTAAAAAATTGTTATGCTATGGTATCTTTCCATTCAATGTGTGCTGTTCATGCAGTAATGGCTGGCGTACCTAGTTTTTGTAGTGTACACTCACCGGCTCATCCTGTAAGTTTAGGTTTAAATGAGTTAGACCAAATAAAAGACCCTTTATATGCAGGTGATAGAGATGATTGGTTAAAATCATTATTATGTGCCCAATTTACAGAGGAAGAAATGCGATTGGGAATAGCATATGAACATTTAAAGGATAAAAAATGAGTAAATTTTGGCAGAGTTTAATGAATGCTAAACGAAATGATGTACCATGGGAACATTATACAATTGGTCAAGTATTAACCGAAGAACAAGTAAAAGAAATTAGAGAAGCAGAGATTGATAGAACTGGCGTGTTACATGATGGTACTAGGTCGGGTTATAAAGGTGGTGTTGAAAAACAAAACCATAAATTAAGGGAATATATTACAAAAGAAAATTGCCACAAATATCCAGAACTAACAAAACTTATTAAAGAATTACAAGATGGACAGAGTAGAACGATAATTGCTAAAATGGTTGGCAATAAAGATTATTTTAAAGACGCTTATATTAGATTAGAGATATTAAATGATATAGAGGGATTTTATTTAAAGCCTCATTGTGACATACCAGAGAAATTAATATCTAGTTTAATATATGTCAATCAAACTGCTGAAAATATAAGTTTAGGTACTGATTTTTATGATGAAGATTTACAAGTGGTTAAGACCGTACCATTTTGGCATAACTATGGATATATATTTTATGGACCTAATAAGTGGCATGGAATGGAAGAAGGAAAAGAAATACAAGTAGAACGAAGAGGTATACAATTAAATTATGTAACTTTTGAAACAGACTGGCCAGTTAATGAAAAAAATTAAAAAATATTTTTGGAAGATTTGGTTAGTTGTTCACTTTATTATATTATTACCATTGATACTTATATTCAAATTATTTGGATTAGAACCAGAGCGATATAAAAAATGAAAACTAACGCAAGTGCTTGCTTAAAACTATATTTAAAGTCTAAACCTTTCATAAAGAAGTTTAGAAACGCAGTAGATGTGGGTTGCAGAGATGGTGATGTTTCTAAACCGTTGGCAGAAGATTTTGAAAATGTCTATGCTTTTGATTATAGAGATAGGATGAAATTTAATAATCCTAAAATACATTATTATCAATGTGCTTTAGGTGATGTAGAAACAAAAGTAAAAGCATTTTCAGGTGTAATTGTTGATGAAAGAGAAGGCGTTGCTCCAATGGAAGTAGAACAAAAAGTATTAGATAATTATGATTTTCAAGATGTAGATTATATTAAGATAGATGTAGAAGGTCACGAATTAAAAGTTTTACAAGGTGCAGTTAAGACTATTGAGAGGTTTAGTCCTTTAATGGTTGTTGAAGAAAATGGTTCTGCTGTATTTTGGAAAAAAGGTAACCAAGATGAAGCTATAGATTTTTTAAAAGATATGGGATATGAGATTGTTGCTAAAACTAAACAAGATTATGTAATGGAGAAAAAAGATGGATGAAGTAAAACTATTAAGTGATATTAAGGAACTAGAGGCACAATATTTAAAACCCCATAGTTTTAAACAATATAAAAATTATTGGTTACCAGAATACATTGTAAAACAAAGTACAAATGTGTTATCTTTAGGTGTCCATAGAGATGTGGGTTGGGAACAAGCTATGCTGGTAGATAATCCTGATATGATTATGAATTTATATGACCCAACACCAGATAGTGTACATCTATTTGAACAAGAGTTTCCTGGTAAGCATAGGATGACATTTCATCAAGTAGCATATAGTAAAGATAATGGTACAATGAAATTTTATTATGACAACAGAGATTTAACTAAATGTTATTCATTATTACCATTACCACAATTTGGAGAAAATCCAGCACATATTGAGGTAGAAACTCAAAATTTAAAAACAATACTAGAAAATATACCACAACCAGATATTATTAAAGCAGATATTGAGGGTGTATGGTATGATTTTTGTAGAGAAATTTTAGATAATGATATTCAGTTTAAAGCATTTTTAATTGAGTTTGAAGTTAAACTAATTGATAATGAAAAAAGTTTAGAACAATATGAAGAACTTTTAAAAGAATTTAAAGATAAAGGTTTTGATATGTATTTAAACAGAGCAAGAAATAAATGTTTAAGCGAAGCTGTTATATTGGGCAGACCTTTTGGATATGTAGGCAATGAATAAAATTTTATTTTTTATGAGGTCAACACCATTAGGTCATCAAAGAGATATAATGAGGAAGTTTTGTGAATCAGTAAATGGTCAGATGACTAATAGTGATGATTATAAAAAATGCGATATTGCAGTAATATTCGGTTCGTGGAAGAAAACACCAAAGAAAAAATGGAAGTTAATGTTAGCACACCATTTTTTAAAGAATGATATTATTGATAAACATGACGGTAAATTAATTGTTATAGAAACTCCATTATTGGGTAGAACAATTACGGACAAACACGAATATTATAGAGTTGGTTTAGACCACTTTATGAGAGGTTTAGCAGATTTCAAAAATAAAAATTCCCATCCAGATAGATTTAAAAAATTAAATTTAAAGATTAAACCTTGGCGTAAATGGACACCAGATAATCATGTATTAATTGTAGGTCAAAATTTATTTGACGCTTCATTATTTGGTATTGATTTTACATTGTGGGTTTCTACTACAATAAGACATTTGATGAAACATACAAATAGAAAAATTGTAATAAGAGACCATCCAGAAAATAAAGACCAATTAAAAGAATATATAAATGTGATGTTTAGAAACTATGAACAAGTGGTGTATAGTAATAAAGGTACAATTTTTGATGATTTAAAAAATGCCCATTGTACAGTATCGTACACTAGTGGGTCAAGTGTTG